CACCAGGTCGCGCACGAAGTGGATCCCGTCCATCTGCTCTTCGGCAGAGAAGTTGATCTGCGCCGCCAGCGTGGCGTTCTGCGCTTCGAGCATCGCCTTGAGGAAGTTCTGCGGCATCCGACCACTCGCCACCCACAAGTCGAGAGACGGACGCCGCAGTGTGAATACTGCGCCAGAAGGCAGAGTGACGTCGGCCGTCCGCTCTACCTGCTGGCGCAATCGTCGATATTGCTTTGCATTCATCGGTAGCCTCTTCCCGTGTTAGCTGTTTGCCGCGCCCTGATGCCAGAAGTTGCCGATCTGATCGCCAGACGCGCGAGACGTGACGGCCAAGCCCATAAACTCAAACGGCGCTTTGCTCTGATCGCGTCGCGTGACAGAGAACGAGAATCCGGCCTTGTTGTAGGTCTTATAGAGCTGGATCACCCAATACTGACTTGAGCCTTGGATGTCCTGACCGATGAGCGCAACCGGGAAGGTTGAGATCGTCGACAGTCCACCCATCGTGAGCTGCTCGTATCCGGTCGACGTATTGGTGTCGACCGATCGCGTACCGCCGACCGTCATCCGCTCCAGCAAGCTCCAGTTGAAGACCTGAAGGAAGCTGCCCGTGATGCGGGCGCTCTCGGACACGATGCGCGACAGGTGCGGCGCGGTCAGCTCGTCTGACGTGAAGTCCTGAATCTCGGGCGTGTACTCGAAGGTGACGCCAGCCTCAGTCATCCCGAGATGGATGCAAGCCGGGTTGGCCGTGTCATCGGGCGTGCCGTCGGTGTGAAGCACCATACGAGAGTTAGCGCCGGGCAGTGCCACGTTGAGCCACACATCGCACGGTCCCAGGATGATTTGATTGCTGTTGTAGTTCTTTGCAGTTCCGGCCATAGGTTACTCCTTCGTGGCAGGCTTGGTGGCCTTGCCGATCAAATGGGCGAAGGGCGAAGCGTCCAGCGCGGGCCGGTAGTCTCGCCGCTCAGCCTTCGGGTTGTAGTAGCCAAGCTCAACCGCAATCTTGCAGTAGAGCTCCTCGCCAAGCGCTTCGTGTGTCCACGGCAGCGGCGGCAGTTGCATCGTCTTAGCCTTCTCCACGAATGGATTCATACTCACCTCTCCAGTAATTGCACCAAGAGCACGATACGCGCATCGAGCCGATAAATGGTGTCGGCCTCGCGTAGCACTCCGAATTGATGGGACGTCACCTCCCACACGGGTTGAGTGACAACTGCGCCAGTATTCCAGGTTGCGCCGAGCAGGTCCGCCGGCGTCATCGTGCGGATCACCCGATCGACGGCGAGCAGGTACTTGAGCATCGATCGTTGCAGGGCGTAGGTGTCGACGCCGTCAATGGCGATATCGATGAAGAGCTCAATCTCTGACAGGATGTGGCTGTCGTCGTCGCTCTGTTCCATCGCGGTGTTGCTGCTCGACACGAAGAGCGCCGGGAAGTTGAGCACGATGGGCGTAGGCGTGCGGTAGTCGACGAAGTTGGGCAACGTCGCATCGATCGCCGTGAGCGCCGTGCCTGTCGACGCTTCGAGATATGCTTGCAGGTTGTTGATCAGCCGAAGCCCGAACTGCGCGCCGAATTTCGTGGTCGTGAATGCCATTCGTTACCCTCGCCGATACAATCGCCGCCGCAACAAACGGAAGCCCGCATCCGATCCGTACTCTTGACTGAGCGACACCATATCGCGCGCCATCTGATCTGCGTCCTTCTGCAGAAGCACCAATGGCGGTCGTGCCGGCATCCGCCGTGTGCCGTTCTGGTGGTACTTGGCATAAGGCAGCGTCGTCCCCAGGGCCAATGACAACGGCTGCTCGTTCTGAATCGTGTCACCCGTGCGGCTTGTCAGCGAGAGCACGAGATCACCCGTGAGTACCAGGATCGGCCGGCCCGGTGCGACACGTTCCTTCCATCGACTATAGGCCCGGCTCAACGGTGCCCACTTCTTCCCACCACGTCCACCACCCGTCGCAAACTGTCCGCGCATCGCATCGCGGAAGATCTGCGTGATCGGCTTCCACGCGGGCGAGTAGTCTTGAATAGACGTGGCCAAGCGATTGAGCGCCTGTCGTAGCCGCTGCTCACCCTGTACTGTGATCCGAATCTCAATCACGCGAACATCGCCCTCCCGCGCGCATAGCCGTCCGCGATCATCTGCGCCCGTGGTGTCATCGCCGAGTTGACGACCACGTTGCCATCGATCGCCACGGCCCGCGCAAACGCCACATCCTTTGACCGGAACATCAGCGCCACCATCTCAAGCACCGCCTCTTGCACATCCGGCGGTGTGGCGTCCCATCCCCACTTCGCCGTGACACCCACCCGGATCCCGTCCGGCCATCCGGTATAGTCAATCTGCTCTGAGAACTCGGCGAAGAAGTAATCGCGCCGCTCTTGCAGCGCTCTCACCCGGCTGCCCGAATCTCCGTACGTCCGGACCAACTGGAACTCTTGGCCGTTGTACGTCCGCGCGCGCTGATACGGGTTGACGTAGGTATAGCCGAGCGTCTGGAAGCCCGTCGGCATCACGGCCGTGGGATCGTAGCTCGACAGGTGCGGGTCGATCGACAGGAAGTCCGTCCCATCGCCCCAGAAGTAGCGCTCGCTCGCGGTCTGCGCCGGATTGCCTGCGATGAAGTAGTTGTCCGGCAGGGAACAAGCGGCATCGAAGATCCGCGACGCGCGCTCAATCAGCTGGCGTAACAGCGGCTCATCCGCCGTCAGTGACTGGTAGGTGTATGCCCTGGCCTGCGCCAGCGTGACGTACGCCTCATCAGTCACATCGGCCGTCAGAGTAGCAACGCCCGTCAGGTGCGAGTGGATCTCTTCCGCCATCCGTGCCCTCCTACTCCAAGCCGATCGTCAGCTGATTCTGATTGATGCGCACCGTTGCGCCCGTGGTGATCGTGCGGATCGTCACGAGCGGCGCCCACGCGAGCAGGTTGCCAGCCGTGGCTGCATCGAAGAGACCGATGTGCGTGACGGTGCCCCAATTGCCCGTAGGCGCAGGGAAGTTGAACGTCACACCGTTCTCGATCACGCCATCGTTCGTTGTCGGGAAGTTGGTCGTGTTGCAGGTGACGGCCACGCGTGCGTAGCCGTTCCCGCTCACTTCCGTTCCACCACCCGCATCCGTTGGCGCAGCGGTGTACAGGCCCACGTACAGCGTCCCGATTGAGAACGCCGCGCCGTTGAACAGGTAGTTAAGTACCTTGCTCTCCAAGTAGTTGCTAAAGCTGGCCATCTACCTGCCCTCCTACGCTTTTGCTTGCCTGCCCTTGGGCGGCTTGTCGAGTCGCTTGTGCCATCGATCCGCCGTGGCCTTCTCGTCGCCCTCTTCCACCGCCACCGCCCTGCCGGATTGGATCAGCTCGATTGCCACACCCACCGGCGGGTCGATGATGTCATTCACTCTGCTCAATCCCCATGCCTTCACCATTCGGATTCTCATATGCGCCTCTGCAGTTCTCTGGTTTGCCTTCCTGTTGCCATTCGCCCACGTGCTGATTGAGCGTCTTCCAGTCGTTGGTTGGCCACGTGACCATCACTTGTAGGTGACCGATCTTGACCTGGTTGGCTTGATAAATCTGGTTGCCGGATTCGCGGAACTGCTTCCAGAAGTAGATATCCGCATCCATCTGCCCGTTGTCCCAATGGCCTTCCGGGTCAGGCTGTGAGCGGAACCACGGCAGCGGCATCTTCTTGAGCGCGGCAAGCCGGATGAGCGTGCAGCCGAAGTGGCCCGTCTCGATGGGCATCGCGTCGACGCTGAGCTCTTCCTGCGTCATCGACCGGATCGGCTGGCCCATCTCATCGCGCGCCGAGAACATAAACGAGCCTTCCTTGCCGCGCTTGACCTGCACCGGAACGAACGCATCGCCCTCCGGGTGCATTGCGGCAAGCACCATCAGCTGCTTCACGTCCTGCGCTGTGATGATCGAGTCGTAGTCCATCGCAAGCACCCAATCGGCGCCGTTCTCAAGCGCATAACGGAACGCGCGCTGAATGCACTGCTCCCAGAATGCGCCGGTGAATCGGTAGACCGGGATCGCGAACTCTGCATTCCGTGTCGCGTCTATGATGCTGCCCCAGGCGTCATTCCATCCAAGGCGTGGCACCGACATCACGCCCACGACCTTGCCCAGGTGGACGCTACGCGGCTGCTGTGCGACCGTACGCGTGCCTTCCAGGTTGAGCGACACAGGCAGGGCACTGCAGTCGCCTTCGCCGCTCGTCCACTTGTCGATATCAGTCAAGCCCGCGTAGGCCATCACCTCGCGCAGCTTCTTCTCTGTCCAGATTGACTTGTGGTAGTCGTCGTCATCCATCTGGCCGCCCATCAGGTAGGCCTCGGCGTGCCGGTTGGTTTGATTGTCAATGATCCAATGGAAGTCAGGGACTGCGATCTGGATCTTCCCGCCGATCTTGAGCTTGCTCACCCAATGGGCTACCACGTGG